AAGGCGGGGCGAAGGGCTGCACCACCTTCCGCTTGGGCGGGAAGCGGTCGGGCATCCTCGTGGTGAAGGATGACGGCGGCGAGCCCGAAGCGGACGCCCCGGCGGAGGAGCCGGCAAGCCAGTGTCGCATCGACCCGGCCACGGGACGGAGGGAGTGCGAGTGAAAGAACTGAGCCTGAAGGCGGTCCTGCTGATCGCCGCCGGGTTCTTGCTCATGACCGGGATGCGCCTTGCTGAATGGGCCATCCCGGTCCCGGAGCGGACCCTCAAACTGAACGTCACCCAAGAAATGGAGGAACCCGAAGATGAACAAGCCCCTGCTGATCGGCCAAGCACCCGGACCTAACACGGACCCGGACCGGCCCCTGGCTCCCCTCCCGCGGTCCTCCGCGGGAGGGCGTCTGGCGGAGCTGGCGGGCCTATCGCCCAAGGACTACCTCAAGACCTTCGACCGCACCAACCTGCTCCACACCTTCCCGGGGCGCTGGAAGCGGGACGACAAGTGGCCCGCCCGGGACGCGGGGATTGCCGCAGCCGCGATGAAGCCCTTGTTGGGCGGTCGGCACGTCATCCTCGTTGGGCGGAACGTCGCAGAGGCTTTCGGCTATCAGGCCCAGCACCTGGACTTCCACCAGTGGTTTGCGGATGATCGCTGGGGCTTCGAGGTCGCCGTGGTTCCGCACACCTCGGGGCGCAACCACTGGTACAGGAAGCCGGGGCACGAGGACGCAGCCCGGGCCTTCTGGGAAGAAGTTGTACAACGGTTCGCCCTCCGCCGTCCAACGGTTGTTGGCCTTCGGACGGGGACCTGAAAAAGTTTAGTCAAACCACTTTACTTCTTCGGGGGTTGGGGTTAAGATTCTCTCACGGTCGAACAAGATCGCACCTCAACCCCAGAAAAGGAGCCTACCATGAACGCCATCAACTTCAACAACGTCGCCTACACCGAAGCCTCCCTGAGCGAGCTGTCCGGCCCGGCCCTGGTCGAGCTGTACAACGAAGTCATCGGCACCTTCCGCAACGGTGAGTCCGTCCCGAACGTCCGCCGCTTTGCCGACAAGACCACCGCCATTGCCCGCACCTGGAAGATGCTTCAGCGTTATGCCGAAGCGCACCCGGAAGTTGAGGCTGACGAGCAGGCCGAACCCCAGAAGGTCGAAACCGTGAACGAAACCGCAACCCCCGCCCCCGTCGCTGCTCCGAAGGCCCAGAAGGCTCCGAAGTCCGCGGAGGAGAAGAAGGCCCGCGCCCCGCGCGGCACCAACCTGGCCGCCCCGGGCCACGCCCCGATCCCCTGCCGCGAGGGCTCGAAGCAGGCCATGCTCCTGGACATGCTGTCCCGCCCGAACGGCGCGACCATGGCTGAACTGATCGAAGCCCTGAGTGGCGGCAACAAGCCCTGGACCGAAGCCACCGTGCGCTCCGGCTTCGGCTGGGACATGAAGCTGAAGGGCTACGGGGTCCGCTCCGCCTTCGCCGCGGACGGCACTGAGCGGTTCCACATCGTGGTCCCGGAAGGCCACGCGATCCCGGCCCACAAGCCGCTGAAGTCCGCCCCGAAGGCTGACGCCAGCCAGACCCGCCTGGCCGACTGAGGCAAGGGTCATGGGAGCCTCGGAGCGCACCTATGACTACCTGCTCCGCCGGGTGGAGTACCCGGCGGAGCGGGGATACAGAATGGAGCCCTTCAAGCTACCTCCGTGGATTCACGTTGTGATCACGGAGGACGGCGACAGCAAGTGGCTGACGGTCCATTCCCGTATTCACGTCAACAAAGAAGTCCGCATGGAGCCTTCCTTCAGTCGCCAATTCTCTGATTGGGACATCCTGAAGGACCTGAGCGGGAAAATCAGTCACGCATACTTGTGAGAAAAGACTATGAGCAGAAACTACCCCCGGCTGGACATCGAGACGTTTGGCCGACACCTGATCACCACCGGCGATCTGGACCCCATCTACACGGCCCTGGTTCGGGCGGAGCAGGCGGGGGACTTCTCCGTGCCGCAGCTCTGCCGCTGGCTCCTTGGTTATTGGTGCTACTACCACGCCGGGGTCGCCTCCTTCCTGAGTGAGAAGGAGGGCGAGGAGTTCTGGCACTGGATGATGGTCGCGGCCCGCAACGAGGAGGAGACGCCCGCCGGGGGTCGCTGGCCTCGTGGGCACGAGCGCCGCCACTACCGGGCGAAGATTGCCGTGGACTCCGTGACCGACCTTCAGGCCCGCTACGGCGACCGCCCAGAGAACATGGCCTTGTACGTGGGAGCCCGGGCGACGGAGGAGGAGCGCCTGCCCTTCCGCACTGTCTCCGCCCGTGCCCAGGAGCACAAGGGCTTCGGTCCTTGGATCGGCTTCAAGATCGCGGACATGATGGACCGCGTGATGGAGGTCCCGGTGGACTTCGACAACGCCGCGGTGTTCATGTTCAAGGACCCGGAGAAGGCCGCGATGATGCTGTGGGAGCAGCGCGAGGCTCACAAGTACCCGGAGAACGCGAAGCCGAAGCGCGAGGCGATCCTGTCCGGGGTCGCGGACTACCTGATTGGGCGGTTCGCTGACCTCGCCGCTCCGCCCCTGGGCGACCGCCCCGTGAACATCCAGGAGGTGGAGACGGTCCTGTGTAAGTGGAAGTCTCACATGAATGGGCACTACCCGCTCTGGAATGACATCCGCGAGATAAACACCGGCCTAGAACCCTGGGCAGGTCGCTGTTCCGCCGCCCGCGCCTTCCTTCACCACATGCCCAAGGAGCAATGAGATGATCGTCAACAATACCCCGGTCGAAACCTATGAGCTCAACGGGGTCCCGATCCTCGTGAAGCGCGAGGACCTGTGCGCCCCGCTCCCGGGTCCGTCCTTCAGTAAGATTCGCGGAGTGGTCGCCCATATCAAGAACCGGCCTGAGACCACGATTGGTTGCCTGGACACCTACCACTCGAAGGCCGGGTGGGCGGTCGCCTACGTCTGTCAGCAGCTCGGGAAGGAGTCCGTGGACTACTGGCCCCGCTTCAAGCGCGACGGGGACGCGGACGCCCCGCGCATCCAGCAGCAGTACGCCCGCCAGCTTGGGGCGACCCTTGTGGACATCCCGGCGGGCCGCTCCGCGATCCTGTACCACACGGCCAAGAAGCATCTGCGGGAGAACTTCCGCGACAGCTACCTGATGCCCAACGCCCTGAAGCTGCCGGAGTCCATCACGGAGAACGCCGCGGAGGCCGTCCGCACCGCCCCGCACCTCCCGGGCTCCGGGACCCTGGTCATCAGTATCAGCTCGGGGACGGTCGCCGCCGGGGTGCTCAAGGGCTTCGAGGAGGCGGGCTTGCTCCGCAATTACAACGTCATCCTTCACATGGGTTACTCGCGGAGCCAGGACGCCACCCGCGAGTACATCGAGAAGGCCGCAGGCCTGACCCTGGGCGACCGGATCACGTTCATTGACGAGGGCTATGGCTACGCGGACGCCGCCCGGGACGCCGCGGCCCCGTTCCCCTGCAACCCCTTCTATGATCTGAAGGCGTGGAAGTGGTTGAGCAACCCGACCAACCTGGAGACGATCCCGGACGGCCCCGTTGTTTTCTGGAACATCGGGGAATGACCAACGCATAGTGCTTTACTTCTTCGGAGGAAAGCACTAGACTTTTTTCACACGTAATGAGGAGAACCACATGGACCACGCAGCATGGCTGAATGAAGAAACCGGCGAAGCCGCTCAGGAGGCTTACAAGTATTTCATGCGCCCGGACCCGAACCAACGGGAGTTCCTGGGCCCAATCGAGGAGGAGGATGACCCGCTGACCGGCATGCGCGCGAAGTTCCGCATGGCCAAGGTGGGGATGGTCCGCAACGCGAAGGATGACGACAAGAAGGAGGTCAAGGTGTATCTTGGCTTCAATGACGTCACCTACCTCCCGCACATCCGCATCCCGAACGCCAAGCCCCTTCAGGGCTGGTATCAGGACAAGCACAACGACAAGCGAGGCTCCCGCGCCCGCCCCTGCTTCAGCGAGGCGATCCTGACGGAGCCTTATGGGGGCTACTGCACCGTGGGTTGCGCCTTCTGCTACGTCAACAGCGGGTTCCGGGGCTACCGCGGCACCGGCCTCATCAGCGTCCCGGTGAACTACGGCGAGCAGGTCCGCAACATGCTCTCGAAGTCCCGGACCTCCGCCGCGGGCTACTTCTCCAGCTTCACGGACCCCTTCCTGCCGATTGAGGACGTGTACCACAACACCCAGCAGGGGGCGGAAGCCTTCGTGGAGTTGGGCCTGCCCATATTCTTCCTGAGCCGTCTCAGCTACCCGTCCTGGGCCATCGACCTCCTGAAGCGGAACCCCTACAGCTACGCCCAGAAGTCGCTGAACACCGGCAACGACCGCGATTGGCACAAGCTGTCCCCAGGGGCCATTTCCCTCCAGGACCATATTGACGAAATCGCGGAGCTGCGCCGTCAGGGCATCTACACGTCCATCCAGGTCAATCCGGTGGTCCCGGGGATCGTCACCCATGACGACATCCGCCACCTGTTCGAGCGCCTGGCCGCGGTCGGCAACAACCACGTGATCGTGAAGTTTGTGGAAGCGGGCTACAGCTGGGCTCCGGCGATGATCGAACGCCTCCACAAGCGGTTCGGGCCGGAGCGCACCAAAGCCTTCACGGACCTGTTCACGGAGAACCAGGCCGGAGCCCAAAAGACCATCGCGGAGCCGTACCGGGTCGAAGCCCACCAGCTGTACCGGAAGTGGGCGACGGAGCTGGGCATGACCTACGCGACGTGCTATGAGTACCGCCGCGGGAAGCCCGGAACCGGCGAACCGGCCTGGCTTTCGATGGGCCGTGAAATGATCACCGCGGACCAGTGCCACGGCCAGCGCGTCCCGATGTTCACCCGGACCGATCTGGGCCAGCCCTTCCAGGAGGTCAAGGAGTGCGCCCCCACCGGCTGTCTCCACTGCGCGGACGACAACGAGGGCAAGCCCCGCTGCGGTTCGGAGCTGTTCGGGGCGGCGAAGGCTCTGCGCTCGCCCGACTTCAAGAAGATCGTGGAACCGACCCCGCCGGAGGAGGACGGCGGCGAGCGCAAGATCATCCCGATCACGCAGATTGACTGAGCAACCCAGGCGGGGCTCCGGCTCCGCCGTTTTCAACTGAAATGGAGAACCAAGATGAAGTACATCAACGTGCGGGGCTGTAACGGCTCCGGCAAGACCACCCTGCTGCGCAGCCTGGCCCGCGATCCGCTGTGCCGCGTCATCAACGTCATCGTCCCGGACCACAAGCCGATCCCGGTGACGTATGCCCCGGGCGGCATCGCCATCATCGGGGACTACACCCCCGCCGTCGCCGGAGCGACCCCCGCCGGTCTGGACCGGATCAAGACCCAAGCCGCCGCCAAGGTTGTCGCGGAGCTGGTTGGGCGGGACCCGGACGTGAAGGCGGTCCTGTTCGAGGGCGTGGTGGTCAGCACCATCTACGGTCCGTGGCAGGAGTGGTCGAAGGCGAACGGCGGAATGATCTGGGCCTTCCTGGACACGCCGCTCGAAGTCTGCCTGAAGCGCATCCAGGAGCGCAACGGCGGGAAGCCCATCAAGGAGGACCAGGTGGCCGACAAGCACCGCACCATCGCCCGGGTCCGCGAGAAGGCCCTGGCGGACGGCGAGACGGTCCGCGACATCCACTGGGAGACGGCCCTGAAGGACATCAAGGCCGTCATCGAGAACTTGGGCTGAGGACCCCGACTATGACCACCCCGCGCATCAACGACATCGCCGCCTTCATGAAGGCTCGCCACGACATCTACCTGGACCGCAAGGCCGGGAAGCCCGGCCCCTGGACCGCGGACCCGGTTCTGCGTGATGGGCGGTTCTGCAACATCTTCCGGGAGCTGGACACGGTGACGATCTGGGTTGACAAGCATATCCGTCAGCCCTACGCGGACCACCCGCACCTCTGGTTCATGCTCGCCATCGCCCGCTACATCAACTGGCCGGATACCCTCGCGGAGCTGATCCAGACCAAGCAGTGGCCCGACAACCCTGACTTCGAGCCCTCCTGGCTCACGACCGCTCTGGAGCATCGCGCCGTCCGCGGCGATAAGGTGTACACCGGAGCCTACATGATCCGCGCGGAGTCCGACCCCTCCAAGGAGTGGTACAGCTGGACCAAGCATCGCTACATCGCGGAGATTGTCCTGGGCCGTCTCTGGCGCGACCGGGACGATTGGGAGGGGCTTCTGGACCGTTTCCCAACGAACTCCGGGGAAGCGAACACCCTGGAGAAGGTCTGGGCACGGTTCCAGGAGCCGCAATACATCGGATGGGGACCGTTCATGGCCTATGAGGTGGTGACTGACCTCCGCCACACCCGCTACCTGCGCAACGCCCCGGACATCTGGACTTGGGCCAACGCCGGTCCCGGGGCGATCCGCGGGCTCAACCGCCTGTATGGGCGCGACCTCGCCGCGAAGCCCCGCCCGGAGCAGACGAACGCGGAAATGCTAAAGCTCATGATTGAGCTGAATGATCTTGATGAGCCGGGCTTCAACGCGACCTTCGGGGAGCCCTGTGACGTCAATCCGCGGTTTGAAATGCGGGACATTGAGCACTCACTTTGCGAGGCAGACAAGTACGAACGTGTGCGCCTCGGGGAGGGCAAGATGCGGTCCAAGTACGATTGGAGGAAGGCCAGTGACCTGCGGGGTGTATGAAATCCGCCACGACCGGACGCAACGCCGGTATGTGGGATCATCGGCGGAAATCGAACGCCGTTGGGCCTGGCATCGCACGATGCTCCGGACGGGGAAGCACCATTGCGACTTCCTTCAGAACGTCTGGAACAAGTACCTGCCAGAGGAGTTCTCATTCAGTATTCTGGAGGAGTGCTCAACGGAGTCTCTTGCTGAGCGGGAACAATTCCATATGGACGCAACCGCGAAGGGGAAGCTGATGAACTCACAACCCACAGCGAGAAGTTCACGTGGTTACCAGCACAGCCCGGAAGCGAAGCGCAAAATGTCCGAAGCCGCCAAGCGGGTAGCACAGGACCCGGAGGAGCGTCAGCGCCGGTCCGAACGGGCAAAGGCCCAACACGCTTCCGGGGTCCTTGGGACCCTTACCCCGGAGATGCGTGAGAAGATGTCGAAGGGACTCAAGACCGCATGGGCATCAGGCAAGTTTGAAAGCACGGCCCAAGCGAACCGGGACCGGAGCCGGGCAACTACCTCGGAGGAAATGCGCCGCAGGTCCTATCAACGCAAGATATTTGTGGAAAAGGAACAATCAGCATGAAAGTCATCAAGACCCGCAACGTACAACAGGCCCTCCCGGAGGCCCTGTATCAACTGTCCTTCGAGGGCGTCCGCCGCGACTCGCGCAACGGCCCCGTGTTCATGTTCCCGGAACCCGTCACCACCGTGTACCTCCGCCCGGCGGAGCGCGTGCTGTTCTGGGCGGAACGGGACGCCAACCCCTTCTTCCACCTGATGGAAAGCCTCTGGATGCTGGGCGGACGCAATGACGTGGAGTACGTCGCCCGCTTCGTGGATCGCATGCGCAGCTACTCGGATGACGGCCTGACCTTCCACGGGGCCTACGGCTTCCGCTGGCGCCAGCACTTCTTCGAGGACCAGCTGCCCAAGATCATCGCCGCCCTGAAGGCGAACCGCGATGACCGCCGCCAGGTCCTGTCGATGTGGGACGCGGACGCGGACCTGGGCCGCCAAGGCAAGGACCTCCCGTGCAACCTTCAGGCCATCTTCCAGATCGCCTGCGACGGTCGCCTGGACATGACCGTGACCAACCGCTCCAACGACCTGATCTGGGGAGCCTACGGGGCCAACGCGGTCCATTTCAGCTACCTCCATGAGTACGTCGCCCGGAGTGTCGGGGTGGAACAAGGCATCTACCGCCAAGTCAGCGCCAACTTCCACGCCTATGAGGAGGTGCTGGACAAGGTCGCCCCGCTCGCGGACCTCGCCGCCAACCCGATGACCGGGAAGGAGACGCCCGACCCCTACGCCGCCGGGATCGCGGAGCCCTACCCGCTGATGTCCACGGACCCGGAGGAGTGGAACCAGCAGCTGATGATGTTCCTGAGCGAGCCGGACGCCGTGGGCTTCCGTGACCCGTTCTTCCGTCGCGTGGCGATCCCGATGTTGAAGGCACACAAGGCTTTCAAGCAGACCTCCAACCCCTCCCGCTTTGACGCCGCCTTGGCGGAGCTGGACAACGTCGCCGCCACCGACTGGAAGCTGGCCGGGGTGGAGTGGATCGAACGCCGCCGCGCCGCCTTCGAGGCTCGCAAGGCCCGGGCGATGGACGATGGCGTGGCGTATGAGTGAGGAGACGGAACAATGGGAAGCCTGATGAGCAAGATTCATGACGAGGAGCGCGAGGCGGAGGAGCTGAACCGCCGCGCCGCCCGCCCGCTCCTGACCCGGATCGCCGCGACCCGGGAGGCCGGGACGGTCCGCCGGTGCCACATCGTCCCGCACCACGGTCAGTACAACATCGCCCAGCACAGCTACGGGGCCGTGAGCCTCCTCCTGCTGCTCCACCCGCACCCGTCGCTGAACCTGATCAAGGCGGTCCAGTGGCACGACTGCGCGGAGCGTTGGTTGGGCGACATTCCGGCCCCGGCGAAGTGGACCCACTCCGAACTCGGGAAGGTGTATGAGGAGGCGGAACGCCGCGTGCTGGCGACCCTGGGCCTGCTCCCGGGCCTTCTCCCTGACGAGGAGGACTGGTTGAAGGCCGTTGACACCCTCGAACTGTGGCTGTGGTGCCGGGAGGAAGAAGCTCTGGGCAACGAAGCGGTCACGGCCATGCGTAGGGCATGCGAGGCGGTGACGGAGAAGCGGGGCCTGGAGGGTAGCCTGCCCGAACCCGTCCGCGCCTTCTACGTGGCAGCGAAGCACCAGCCGCATCGCCGTCTCTCGGACTTCTTCGAGGAGGTGGTGCGCGATGGACTTGGAGAAGCTGCGACGTGATTGGGCGGAGGACCCGCAGCTGAAGTTCTACGCCTTCGACACGGTGGAAGAACTCGCTGCGCACCTCCGCAAGGTCCACACGGATATGATGAACGGGGAGCACGGGTGTTTTGGGTACTTGTACCGCCAGCAGACACTCCGGCTCCGGGAACTGATGAAGGAGTTACAAGATGAGCGTGAACGAAAAGCAAGTTGGCGGTGAGCACTACCGCTCGCCCGTCCAACACTGGGACTACGTGGAGCTGAACGGCCTCCGCTACACCGAAGGCTGCGCGACCAAGTACGCGACCCGCAACCGCAAGAAGCACGAGGACCCG